CCGTGATATTTGCCGGGTGGTCTTTCAGCCTTGTATAGATTGCATTTGCCGCAAACACATCACCGCCGGGGCTGTTTATCCTCACAATGATTTCCGGCACATCTTCCCCCAGTGCTGCAAGCTCTTTGTTAAACTGCCCCGGTGTCACACGGTCTTCCCACCAGCTTTGATTGCTACTGATTGCCCCGTATAAAAGCAGCTCCGGGGGTTTTGTCGCCGTTGCGGGTATAAAGTCCCAGAATCTATTTTTCTGCTCCCCCTGCGGGCTGTTTCCCGTCTTCCTGCTGCTCCCCTGTCCCATGCTGTTCTGGCACGTCCTGTTCTTGCTTCTCCTGCTGTCCGGGTTGTGTCTGCTCCTGTTCTTTTTCCTTTTTCTCTGCGCTTCCTGCAATTTTTTTCACCTCTTTCAATGCTTTTTCTTCGTTTTTCAGTTGTTCGCAGTTACTGTAAAAATCGCCGCCCGCCATTTCCATTGTTTCCGTGCTTCGTGTGGAAAAGCCGTTCTCAACTTTCAATACTGCTGCATTTACTTCCTGCACCGGGTTCAAAAGCCCCCTTGCCGGTCCGTTCCATGCCGCCTTGCAGTATGCCTTGTGCCGCAACGGGTCAGCAAAAAAACCGGGTGCTTTTATCCTGCCTTTTGCCACCGCTTCCGCAAGCCATTCCTCGTAAATAGGCTGGCAAAAGTCATTTGCAAGCCATGTCCTGTACATTTTGAACATTTTCCACGCTTCTTCCAGTGCGCCCCGGCTTGCGGAATAGCTCGCAGTAAAATGTTTCATCAGCAGTTCATACGGAATTTCAAGTGCCGCCCCTATCTGCTGGCAGACAGCTTCTACAAAACCAGTAAAATTTTTGTTCGGCCTTCCTGGGTTTACTGCATTTGCTGTTTCACCCTCTTCCAAATCAATGACCGAACCTGCAGAAAGTTCAAGGCTTGTTTTGTCCTCTTCGTCTATCTGTTCATCTTCCGGAACCCCGGACCCTATCGGCTCCCCCTCGCTGTCATCTTTCTTTTCAATAAAGACTGTAAACATTCCAGACACAACTGCCGCAACAAGTTCAGCGTCCGTGTACCGCCCCAACTGCTTCAACGCTTCTATTACCGGGGCAAGGAACGGGACACCCCTGCGCTGCCCTATGCGTTCCCGGCACATTAAATGCAAGACGTTCCTGCGCCCTGTCCGTTTCCCGTATGCTTCCACCCTCTCCCACTCCATGCGCTCATTTGCGTAGGAAAGCGGGTGGTGTTTTGAAATGTGATACGCTACCACTTCCCCGTCTTCGTCCACTTCAACGCCGCCCACAATCTGATTATTAAATGTATCAAAATTATCCGGGCTGGAAAGCCTGTCTGCTTCGATAAGCTGTACACGCAAGTCATACGGCTGGTTTTTCCGCTTCTTCATGGGAAGAAGCGCAAGCGTATCCCCGGAAGCAAGCCAATTCAAAAAGGCAAGCTGTTGAAGCTCATAGAAATTATCAAGCCTCTCCATGTCGCAGTCTGCGCTTTCTGCCCACAGCTCCCATTCCTTTGATATTTTCCTTTCAAGCTCCTTTGCCTTTTCAGGTGGAATTTTCAGCACGTCTGCGTCAACCGTTGGTTTTGGCATAAGCCCCCGCCCTACAACATTTGTCCGCATGGTATTGACTGCTGCCCTGCCTATAGGCACACCCATGTATATGTCCCTGCTTCTCTGCCGCAGTGTCGGCAAGTTCTCGTTTATGTCTTCCCGCCAGCTCCCTCCGGCGTAATTCCAGCCCAGCAGTGATTTTTTTGTTACGTTTGCGCCGTAATTGCCGTACCCGCTGTTCAATATCTGCATTTTCTGTCTTGCGCCAGCCCTTTTCAGTGCAAACTGCGGGGCTATTGTCGCAATCGCTCCATCTATCGCCCTTGCAATTACATTCAAAATCTCACCTCCTGCCCGGTTTATTGCATGAAAAAAGCACCTTTTCCGGGTGCTTTTCTGCTTTCTTTCAATTTTTCCAGTTTATATAATATCACTGTTTTTCGGGAAAAAACAGGAAATTAATTTGATTTTCGGGAAATAAGGGGAAATGCAAGGAAATTATTTTCTTGATTTGTTTCAAAAATCATGTAGAGGCAATGGAGAGAACACCAGAAGTTGAAGAAGCATTGCAGGAAGCATATGCAGAGAGGGAAAGGCTTGACAAACTCACTGTTCAACTTCTTTGGGCATAAATCCGAAACGGTCAGAAATGACCGTCCGAACAAGATAGATTTGAATATTGCAAAAGAAATCTGTATATGTTATAATGCCGCTAGGCAAATGAAAGATGTTAGTGTTCCAGTAGCACAAAGTAGCACAAAAAAGAACGAACCCCCGGAAGTACGCTACTACTTCCGGGGGTTCTTCTTCTTTTATCTGGAGAAGTCAACCAGTCCTACTTTGTTGCCGCTTATTTCTCTCCGTCCAGCCCTTTGCATATGTAGTAGGCAACTACACTGGCCAACACAGAAAGAATGAAAGATATTAATATATTCACAGTAGCACACCCCCTTTCTGTTACCAGTATGGGGACGGCAACAAAGCTATTTTAACACACTATCATCATTTTTCAACAGTTTTTACAGGTCACGGGGTACAACCCTCCGCACCCGGTTTCTGCCGCCTGCTTTTTTTGCATTTTCAAGCGCAACGGCTTTTTTATTCCAGTAATCTATTGCATTTCTAATTTCCGTCAGATTTGCCCTTGTCAGCGTCCGGCTTCCTATTGTGTAACTCTGTCCGGTTGCTACGGCCAGTTCTGCTTCCAGCCATGTATCTAAATGCCGTTGTGCTGTTTCCAGTGTAATGCCTGCCATCAGATAACACCTCCCCTGCTTCTCCGTCTTCTTTTTTTCTTTTTCCTGCTGCCCGCTGCCTGCTGTTTGTTTTCCTCCTGTTTTTTCAGCGGCAGGTTTGTTATTTCGATAGCCGCCGTTGCATAGTTGCGGCAGTCTAGCGCTTCATTTCTCTTGTGCTGCCCTTTGTCTTTTAATTCCCATGCAAAATACGCTTTTCCCATTTTGTAGCGCATTACTTTCTTTTCGGAAGTAAGCCCCTTAAAATATTTTTCATCATATCCTTTTCCGTCTTCCAGTGGAAAATGGCAATAACCCGGACCCGGCTTTTCTACTTTCAGCCTGTCCATAAGCCAGCTTTTTCCCGTGTCCACCCCTATCGTGAAAAGATATGCCTGCTCCCTGTTGTTCTTTGTCGGTTTTTGTATGTATGCCGCTGCACTGTCGTTGCTTCCCCTGATTGCAAATATATTTCTGTTGAACCTCTTTTTGCAGAATTTATATACCTGATTCGACCTGTGTCCACCGCTGTCTATGCAGGTGCATATGATTTTCAGCTTTGTTCCGTCTTTTTTTTCAAATGTCTGTGACAGAAACGTGTCTAAATCTTTCCATACCTGATTTCCTATGCTGCTGTTGTCCCCGTATATCACGGCGTACTTTATCCCCCAGCTTTCATACTCTGGACCCCAGCCCACAACATCAATTTCAAACCTGTCATCCTGCGTGTCCACTCCTGCCGTCAGGTACATTACATCTTCTGGCACTTCGCAATCATATGTTTCCCTTCGTTCCAGCAGCACGTCATCTTCTATGGTTTCCCCGTCTTCCTCCCATGTCTGCCCCATTTCTGTATTTGTCCAGACTTTCATCAGCTCCACATTGCCTTTTAGCATTTCCTCATATGCAAGAATGAACTTTTCTACAACCTCCCGCCATGTAGTCAGCGTGGAAGCAAGCGTGTTCAGGTGAAAGCCCTTGACTGGGTTTTCCGGGTCTTCATGGACAAAACACCCGTCAATAAATTTTTCTTTCCATTCTGCTTCGCTTGATATTACCCCGCACTTTTCGCATACATACCGTATTTCAGATAGGTCTTTTTTATCGTATATGACATTGCCCCATACAAGCGGCTGTAATTCCCCGCAACACGGGCAAGGCGTGTTCCATTCCCCCCTGCTGCTGTTTTCATATTCTGTTTCAATCCGGGAAGCCCCTTTGATTGTCGGCGTTGATATGTCCACCTGCTTTTTGTTCCAGTAAGTTGTCTGCCGCTTTGCTGCAAGCAAAAGCGGGTCCCCCTCATTCCCTGCGCTTGCTGGATAACCGTCTATTTCATCAGCCAGCAATATTCTTACTGTATGGCTCCGCAGCCCTGTCGGGCTGTTCGCCCCCGCAATCGTTACAAAACCGCCCGGAAATATTTTTTGTAGAATCGTGTTCCCGCTGCTCCTGCTCTTGTCGTTGACACGCTCTGCAAGCACCGGGGTTTCTCTTAACATAGGGGATAGCTTTTCTTTTGAAAACTTTTCAGCCATGTCTATTGTTGGCTGAATCACCATGATAGGGGACGGGTCATAATGTATGTAATACCCTATCGGGTTTAGCACCATTGCGTCCGTTTTCCCTACCTGTGCGGCAGACATAATCACGACTTTTTTTATTGATATGTCCGTGATTGCGTCCATTATTTCTTTCTGATACGGGGCTTTTGCCGTCTTCCACCGCCCCGGTTCCGCTGTTGTTCCTGCTGCAAGCCGTCTGAATTTGTCAGCCCATTCAGACAATTTCAAATCCGGCGGCGGCTTCAATACTGCAAATATTTTCCTGAAAAGTTCCCTTGTGTTATCCCTCATTTTCCTTGTCTTCCTTACATATCTTGTCAAAGTCTGCTAATTCCTCCAGCGTTTCATCAATCGCCGCTTTCATCAGCTTGAATATTTCCGTCTGGTCTTTCTTCTTTGCCATAATCGGGCTTAGTTTTGCAGGTATCGCCAGCAGCTTTGTACGGAAATTCACCAGCATATCCGTCAATGCTTTTTCAATGTCTTCTGTCGTGTGAAGCTCATTCTTCCGCACCTGCAGTTCCAGTTCTTCACTTTCCCTTTTCGCCCGCACCAGCTTTGCCCGTTCCGTGTTGTAATCCACCTTTTCTTCCGCTTCCGGGTTTTTCTGCCGCAGGAAATTTATATACTGCACTGTCACAGTCTGCAAGTCATAAAGCCCCGGCCTGTATTCGGTCAGCACGCCTTTGTCACGCAGCAGACGCACATTGCGTTCCGTCATATCCAGCCGCCGTGCCACCGCCGCCGCTGTATACATTTTCAAAAAAG